GATATAACTACCAGTATCGACATAATCAGTAATGTCGCCAGCAGCAATTCCTTCGCTAACCAAACCAGCAAACTCGTTTCCACTTTCTTTAATTACGGTGTCTAAGAATCCCATTGATCTACTTGTTCCTCATAAAAGTTGACATAATTATATTGATCTCGCATTAGTTTAGAAAATGCAAGAGCAGTTTTGTAGTCCTCAAAGCACTTAATGTCCTCTGGACCAATTTGACCCACAACATGATTGGTCCATGTGACTACAAAGATTTTCTTACTCATGAAAAGAAACTCGATATGGTAATGGTTTTTTCGTGGGTCCATCCAATACATTGTAACACATTTTTGAGAGGTTCCAAGAAAGACTTCTCAAATTGTGTTTGATAATCCACATACTTCTCGATGCCAAATTCCTTCGGCAACTCGCCAAAGAAACTGATGCAGTTCTCGTGAAATGGATTTGGTGTCTTGAGATACATGAACTTAATCTTCTCACCCTCTTGAATGAGTTGATGCTTGTTCTCTACATTGTACTTCTTTACATAGTAATTGTAAAGTAGGGCACCCCTCACATGGATGGGGGTTCCTTTCTGATAGATTTCTGTAGGGTGACGGTACTTGGCAAGGTTGTTAACTCCTCTGGGAAAAGCGACTTCTGAATAATGTCGTTCTCTAGTTTCTGTTCTGACACCATTGATAAAACTGATAAGTTCATCATTTGTCTTGCCGATAATAATCTTAAACGCTGCATATAACTTGTCCCTAAAATACGCAGGAGTAGAGCTCCTTGCCGTTTCAAGACCCATGATCTTCATCTTGGGTTCTTTATATCTAACGCCTTCGCTGTCCCATACATTGAGAATGTATCTTTTCTTAGCAGTCCAAATACCGCGATCAGCGATATTCTCCCGCTTCATGCTCATCTTCTGGTCATATGCCGACACGTAATCCGCAAGTTCTTGATATGAACTCTCAATAAAAGGTTCCAGTTTCTCCTGGCAGATCTTGTCAAGTATCCCCACAATTGCTGCTTTGTCGCCAGACTTAGCACTAAAAAATTTATTAACAAGAGGTCCAAGATTAAGATAGATTGAGTCGGTATCGCTAGCGATGACATAATCCACCTCCTCTGTAGAAAGCAATTTATTTAGGTATCCGTTCATACGGTTTTCAATCCAACGGATACTTACCTGACCTGACAAGGTGATTGCTTCTGCATTAGCGAGACGATAATAGCGGAAGTGCTCATTCCCAATAGCACCATAAGCACTATTAAGAGAGATCTTCTTTGCCATCTGAATATTATTGCAGCGGGCAATCTCTTTAGTAAGTTCAATGGTTGGTGTCTTCTCGTATTGCTTCTTTGCTTCAATCATCTTCTTCTTGAAGATGACACGACTATCATACATCTTCTTCATCATCTGAGGAAGAAACCCATGCTTATCTTTGCGATACTGTGCGCCATTAGCACACACAGAAAACTCCCCATCAATATCTACTTGCTTCTCAAGTATCTTATCAACGGTGACCGATGGATGTCTGGCATCTTGGAGTGTCTCTGGTGAGATATTGTATTGCATAATAAGATGAGGATACAGACTGTTGAGATCAAAACTGACCACCCAATCATAAAACCCAGGAATCGGTTCTTTGACATAAGCACCCGCATACTTCTCGGTCTTGGTCGCTTCTTTCTTGGGAGGAATAGCAATCTTCCTCTTCAAGAGCTCGCAATAAATGTAGTTATCCCACATGCGAACCTGACTAAACACATCTTCATAATTCACCTTGGCGTCATATGCCATAGTGTATGCCAGTTCAATCAGTTTCATCTTGTCATCCAGTTTGTCCACCAGGCGAACGTCATGGATGTTGTACTCAATAAACTTCTGCCAGTCGTTCTCGTAGAACTCTTTGAATGTGTCAAACTCAGAGTGATCTAGTTTCTTCTCATTCAATTCAACGGAACAGATGTGATCCAGACGATAACTCTCTTGGTTTGTATAAGTAAACTTCTTATACAGTTCCAGATAGTCAAGCGTAGAGATACCAAGCATGTCGATAGAGAAGTTCTTACGACCCTTGATAAAAATTTCACGCTGAGACACAAGTTTCCAAGGTGATAGAAGTTTCACAAACTTCTCACCCATGATGCGGTTAATGCGGTTGTGGATATATGGCATATCGAACAACTGACAGTTCCACCCTGTAATCACATCAGGGTAGTTCTCTTGCCAGAAGTCAAGGAATGCACCCATCATGGTCTCCTCAGACCTGAAGTGCATGTAATCCACCATGGGATCGTTGTTATCGAATGCACGAGCACCAAAGACCGTTATACGCCCCGTAAAGGAGTCCTTAATACTGATAGCAAGGATTTCCTGGTCAGCACTCTCAATGTCTGGGAACCCGTTCTCAGCAGCAGTCTCGATGTCAATAGTAAAGACACGAATCTTGCTACTATCAAACTTCAGTTCTTCCTCTGGATGCTGCTCAGCAATATACTGATACAGAAACCTTGAGTTACCATAGATCTCAAAGTCATCAACCTCTTTGTACTGCTTCACGAAGTCTCGTGCTTCAGAAATAGATCCAAACTTATGAGGTTCTACACAATCGCCCTCAAGGGTGCGCCACTCTGAATAGTTCTTAGTAGGCAAATACAGCGTAGGGTTGAAAGGAACCCTAACGCTGTAGCGATTGCCATTCTCATAACCACGGACAAGCAGACGGTTGCCTGCTTGCTCAACACTAGTGTAAAACTTCATTCAAGAGATTCAATATAACGAGCAAGCAGTTGCTTGCTTGGAGTAGTCACAATAGTAATGTCAGAAGACCTGACATTAAATTCACGCTCAGAAGAGTGTACTGCCCAGGGGGTTAGATGACCATCACAGTCTACTGCATAAGGTTCAACTAACCACACATCAGGGTCACCTGGCAAAGTGTCCCCCTCAACTGGTTCTACCTGAGAGATAATCCAATCATTCCCCAGTCGCAGAAGATTCGCTTCCATCAGTTCCCTCTTCAAAGAATAGTTGTTCGTCAGTAAATCCGTTCTCTTTCAACTTTCCAACAAAGTTATCGAGAATTTGGTTGTCTGGGTATACCACACTCATGATGTGAGTACCGCCAACTTTATGTTCTTCTACTGGAGAGAAAGGACACCAGCGAGTATAGTTAATCGGCATACTACCGTCTTCATTAACTGCACCAAGTGTAAGAACAAATGGATAGATTAGACGATAACCAACAACTTCTCCCTCTTGTCTTACCTCTCCAAAAAGGCAAAGAACTTTTTCTCCTGTTACGAGAGTAACAACACGAATATTATGATTCGTCTTCAGTGTCTCTTGTGGTCCTGGTGGTGTCTGTGTCATTTTCTAGTTCCTTTCTTTGATCAAGTTTTTGTTGCCAGGCATTTGCCAGTCCTGGTTCTGGTGTGCTGATTGTCATTACACAATCATATGGAATTTTAAATTGCCAGTCAGTAGAATATGGATTCCACTTACTGAACTTAACACGGTACTCCATGCCGTGTTCTTCCGTTAGGTATTGAGGTGTACCGCCATCTAAGTTAAGAATATATGGGTCTTCCATGAGAAGACAAATACCTTTCTTTTCATCTGTTTCAGAATCAAAGATTTCTTTCAACTCAGTAATAATGCGATCACCAGTCTTTAAAGTGACTACTGATACTGCCATGGTGATATTGTTTTACGATTTAGTTTACCATCAAAAAAGGGGACCGTCAAGTCCCCTTCAATTTTATTTAGAACCATTTCTTTCTCTTTTGTTTCTCTGGTAAGTTTTTAATAAGAGTGATTGTTAATAATCCATCTTCAAATTTTACATCTTCAATTTCTACATCATCTCCCATTTGCCAGTTGCGTGAGAATGTTCTATATGAAATCCCTTTGTGTTGATACTTTCTTTCTTTGTCTGGTGGTGCTTTACGAGCAGATACTGTCAAGACATTTCGTTCCGTCTCGACTTCAATATCTCCTCCTGAAAATCCAGCAAGAGCGACTTCCAGTAATGTTCTACCACTACCTCCATCGACAACATTGTAAGGTGGGTAATTCGATCCACCTCCTGCGAGAGCTTCAAGTCTGCTGAATGTTTCATTGAATCCAATTGAGTAAGGGGTATAATGTTCCCAAGTAATATTAGTCATGTCCTTAAATAAGCGACTGTGTACGATAGGACCCCGAAGGCATCCTGGCGTGAAAGTGGGACGGTGAACCGTCCCTCATCCTCTCACAATAATACTTATAAAGGAAACAGAAAACTATCAGGTGGTGAGAACCGTTACTATGATTACGGTTTACTCGACTACAGTCTTCTTACGACCGATGTTGTACTTAGATTCCAGTGTCCATTCCCCCTTCTCTTTGAAGGAAAGAACTTTAATCTGGTTTAATGGAGCAAGGTCTGCAATCTTTTCTTGACTCAATGCGTCAATAGTTACAAGACCCCAGTCTACTAGCAACTGAATAATTCTATTACGACGCTGCACATCATTCAAAGAGAGATTTGTTCTTTTACCATCTAGGGCGAACAACTCTTTGAAGTGTACAATAAAATATTTGCCCTGTTTATGTAAGATGTGACAGGACTGATAGATCTTCTTTTCTTTTCTAGAAGCAACACCAATACGAGTGAGCGTTTCTCTCACCTTGAGGAAGTCATCTGGTTCACGAAGAACTACCTCTACCATATCAGTTTGTTTCCACTGGATTTCAGTATCAACGCTCATGTTTTCCACCTTTGCTCAATGCTTTCTTAATAGTATCTAGTTGATCCTTGGTGAGAATCCTGAGCGCCTGCAGAGCTTTATCGTCATTATAACCATAATACTCTTTAACCAAGTCAAGATAATCAATAGAATCTTTTCTTGCCCAAGGAGAGAATCTCTTCCTGGGTTTCACACTATTTAGCAAAAAGTCATACTGCATCTTCTTAGGAAGATCAGGATACTTGTTCATCTCATTGGCATACAAGATAGTATCCGTAAAAGAACTGAGGCACCTGTTAACAATGTAAGGAGGATACCCTCGCTCAGCATCAGCATCATCATCGAGAATATTCTTTTTAGATTGATTGATGCTGTAAAGGTAGTCTTTCAGTTGGTATGTCATTCCAGTGTCTAATCACTCCACTAATAATAAAAAGGTTGGTAACCAAGTAAGAAATAAAAATAAGGGTGCGTATGCCAGCAATAAGATCAGCTTCTCTGTCGTTTCGTCCATACTTTTCACCCAGTGCTTTCGCCCATATCCGCCACATTGATAATCTCTTCCTTCAGATCTTTCAAAACTTTTCTAAATTCGTTTTCGGGAAATGCCATTCTACCAAGATTATACAATCTTCTAGTTAAAACAGTATTCTCGTAAGTATATCCAAGTTGATTATCAAGACGCTCAACACTAATTGCTAGTGGATGATGTTTGATGTAGTTATATTCCTCTTTAAGAGGCAAACCAGACCAATAACATTTTCCATCTTGCTCGTCAAACTTTTTAATCAACAAACCTTCATCCAAAAGAATTTCTTTGACTGGACGATTATTTACTCTGTTTCTACTTTGACTATAAGAAACATTTGCCATCAATTTTTTTGCCGTCTTAGTATTCATTAGAACTTCGCAGTAACACCTACAATTTTAGCACCAGGGTTGCGAGCAATCGCAACCTTGCGGGCATCTTGATAGTCGGTAGCAATCACCTCCTCCTTGAAGACGGTGCCTGCTTTGTAAAGGGTGACTTCACACTTCATAGTTCAGAATGACAAGTTCTTTGCGTTTTGCTTGATCTGTATTATAGGTCCCCACAGAACGCATGGTATAAGTGTGTGCAAATTCTGCTAGTGTCCACCCTTGGAATCTCTCTTTGATAAGTTGAGACGAATTATAAGATATGAGTTGAGGACCAATAAACCGATCACAAATGGTAGCAAAAGTATCGTGGTCGAATGATTTGTGCATATCACCTTTCCTTCCGTATAAGTGAGATCCAATATCGTAGGGTGGGTCAAGGTAGGTGAAAACTGTTTTGGAGTCAGAGAGTAACTGTTGATAGCGACCATTAGTAATTTTCCAGTTTTGAATTAGTTCTGAGTATCCAGGCAGTTTGTGGATTCCACGCATTGAGAAGTTGGAATCACTTGCTTGCTTGGAGAAAGAAGAAGTTGCACTGAGGCCACTGAAAGAACACTTATTGACAATATAAAAACTAACGGCTGTCTGTATAGGATCACGCTCTCGCGTATCCAGTTCAAGGTATTCCTTGGACTCGATAAAGAGATCTTTGGCAGACATGGGGTTAGGGTGCCTTTGTTTAAGGTACTCAAGTTTTTGCGTAATTTCATTACCATGATCTTGTAAACATTTCCAGAAAGTAGATAGTGGTTCGTATAAATCATTGACCCAGATATTCAAATGTGGGTACATCTTAGTGACATACAATGCTACCGAACCACCACCTAGAAACGGTTCACGGAACTCAGTGTAATCAGATAGATCGGGAAAAAATTGAGCGAGTTTAGTTGTCGCTCGACTCTTCCCTCCTGGGTAGCGTAATGGTGTTTTCAGGGACTTCATAGTCTGTGGCATTGTATTTAAGGTATTCCCAAAAGGTCAATTTCATTTGTTTCTGCGTCATGCCACAATGAGCGGCAGCAGCAGGTAGATTCATTGTAGCATGAAACAGTGCTTCATGCGCTTCCTTTACATTTTCTGGCGTTGTTTTCACGTATCCACTTCCATTGTCTTGCTGGTTCGTCTTTGAGTCGCTCATGCATTTCCTCCATGCGTTGAATTCTAGGATCTTTCTCAAGGAACTTTAGGATTGTCACGCTTCAAATACTCCATTGCTCGTTCTAGTCCTTCCATTGTATCACCTAACTGACCAATGCCAGTGTTGCAACCACCACAAATCCACCCACGGAATTCCATAGTTTCATGATCGTGATCGAGCCACAGTTTTCTATCTGTGGCACCACAACATGCACATGGAGTTCCCATAGGTGGTCTAGTAAGTCGCATTTCTTTCATAAGTCTCAAAGCAATGCCAGAGTCTTTCTTTCCTCCTCGTTTTCTACAGTCCTTGCAGAAATTATGGAGTCCATCTCTAGTGCCTGGTTTCTTATGATAATGCGTTAGTGGATGTTCTACTCCACAGCAGTCGCAAACCTTCTTATCGAGCACAATCTTTGACTCGACTCCAGGAATAAAATTGTAAATAGTCATGCCTCATGCCCCGTGGTTCTCTACGAAAGCACGCATTTCTTCTGCTACAGCATGAATCTGCTGTGCTGTAGGATATTCGGGATATGGTCCTGGGTCTTGCCCTAACTCTTTCATCTCGGACCATCGAGAGACATTATGATTAAGTTGATATTCTAATCTTTCTTGCGCCTTTTGCAAAAATTCCCAGCGCATTTCATACGGGTTCATCGCCATTGTTTTTCCTCCTTGAGGTGTGTTTTGTGTTCGCTCCACTGTTGTGAAGTCGTGTTCTATTTATAAGAGTTACTTGAATTCGCAACTCATCATGATCTCAGTCAGACATGCAAGCATGTTAACTTCCTGATCAGGGACAATCTGAATGTCACGCATATACTTTGCAATGATAAGGACTGCCTCAGGAATAGAAGCAGGTTTCAAGACATTGTAAATGCTGTCATAGATCTTACGCATCACCATGCTAGGGTCATTGTCCATGTGTTGAACAACCCAGTTCTTGACATTGGTAAATTCTTTCTTCTTCAGAGATGCTAGAAGAGTGTCAAGATTAACATCAGCGACATCCACGAGAATAGCAGAAGTAATACTTCCAGTAGCGGCATACCGCTGGCACTCATTAATAAGCCTGCGCCAATCGGGATAATAACGCTTAGTAAGTTTAGCGAGAACTTTATCTTCATACTGAATCTGTTCGTGATCAAGAATAGTTTTCAAGCGAGTGAAGAACTGTCCCTGCAAACCCACTGCTTGTTCAGGTTTGATGCGAAAATCAACGACCGTGCAGCGTGAGTGCAGCGGTTCAATGATCTTGTTAATGAAGTTACAGGTGAAGATAAAACGACAGTTGCCATGGAACTCCTCTACAGCGGTCCTCAGAGACAACTGCACATCGTTAGTGGTGTTGTCTGCCTCATCGATGATAACGACCTTGTGGGACGCTCCAGAGGTCAGAGAGATGGTTGTGGCAAACTGCCTCACACGGTTCCTCACGGTGTCTAGGAAGCGTCCTTCGTCCGATCCATTGATCACAATGTAAGAAGCACCAATCTCCTCACACAACGCCTTAGCGATGGTAGTCTTGCCCACACCTGCAGTGCCACTCAGCAGCAGGTTGGGCAGTTCCCCCTGGTTAACAAAACCCTGAAACACATCTTTGATGCTATCAGGGAGAATGCAATCTTCAACAATATTGGGTCGATACTTCTCAACCCACAGAAACTCTTTGCTCATTCAAGTGGTCTGGTAAATGATTTAGATATGATGTCCGTGGCATTGAACATCATTTGCATATACTCTACACCCTTTTTGGGTTTAGTATGCTCACCGCATGTGAAGATATCACATACCGCCATGCCTTTCTCAGGCCATGTATGAATGCTGATATGGGACTCAGCAAGCATCGCTACACATGTTACACCCTGAGGATCGAACTTATGTGAATGAAGTGCAAGCAATGTAGACTTGCACTTTCTAGATGCTGTATAAACAATATCCCTAACGAACTCTTCATCATTCAGAAGATCATTCGTACAACCCTTCAAAGTAAAGAGAATGTGTTTCAAGGTTCTAGGGCAATGTAGTAAGTAAGGTCTACATTGGTGTTGTTCCACTCTGAGATAAGGTGCTTGGATACCTTGACAGTATAGTCCCCAGGTAGCAAACGAATGTTCTCAATCTTAACATCAAGAGAATAGGTGCCAGTAGAACAACCTGCCACCGTGAGATCGTAAGTATTACTGGTATCATTTTCTTTATCGCGAAGGATAAGTTTGATAGTATCTAGTCCTTCTTCGGACTGGAAAGTGAGATCGGGAAGACTATAAACAGCAGATGCTTTCTGCAATTGGATGAGTTCTTCACCAGTCAAATTGAACTGGAGATCAGCACCAGGGAAGTTTACATTCTTTTCTGGAGCACTCTTGAGCGTAATCTCAGGATCCGAAAAATAATACTTAGCAGACTGCCTGCCGCCCCTGATGCTAACAAAATCAGTAGAGGTGAACTCGAGCTGAGGATCATTAAACAGAGAGATCCCGCTAAGAAACTGACTGAGATCATAAATTGCGAAGTCAGAAGGAAATACTTCTTCGCCAGTAAACTTTGCGAGAATGTTTTCTGCATTGCTGATAGTGCGTACAGTGCTTCCCTTTCGGAATACGATGGACGAGTTGATTGTGGAAAAGTTCTTGAGGACATCGAGAGTCTTTTTAGATAGGATAACTTTGCTCATTGATTGTAGGTTTCGGTAACAGAAGTCTTGTCAGAGAAGTGTAGAAGGAGAAGACCGTAGTGCAGGATCTTGATGATGTCCCGACGAGCAGTGCCCTTCTTATCATAGCGGGAAGCATACTTCAGGATGTTGCTACGGCAGAATGCCTCAGCGTCACCACATGCTTCAATCAAGTCTAAAGTTTGAATGCTGTCGTTACCAGCAGAGTAGTGTTGTCCATAAGTGCTTGCAATGTAATCACGCAACTCCCGAAGGAGTTCATCTTCATTATATTTGAAAGTCATTTTAGAGAGTCCATAGAAACATAGTATACTTTATTCTCAAGAGATAGTCAAGAGAGGTTGACGGTTGATGCATGGAGTCTGATAATACTTCTGCATCATAGCAATACTCATCGATAACCTCTTGCTATTTGGAGTTGCTCTGTGATACCTCCAAGCAGGAATGAAAAGAATATCACCAGGAGTTAATTCTACTTCTAATGCTGGAGTGACTTCATCATCTGACGGGAAGTATGAGTTGCTGCTAGAAATAAAAGCAAACGACTCATTGTACACTGTCCATGGAGTAGTTCCTTCTACCTGAATAATAAAATTACAAGTCTCATCACAGTGAATCTTAAATGAGTTTGCTGCAGTCACTCCACCATAAACATGAATGTCAGATGCACAGTTAAAATTTGACTCAACATCAAACAAAAGATCGTTTGTTGCTTTGTCGTATCTGCCATACTGTTGGATTACAAATCCACATCCAGAACGAACTTGGTCGGATAGAAACTGAGCATCTGCATAATTACCATACCAAACAGATTCGTGTCTTGGGATTCCCATTTTGTATCCGTTGTTGGCAATCAGTTCCCAATGCATATCTCTGCGATATAAACATTGATTTACTGTATCCCATGATAGATACTTGTTTGGAGAATCAAAGAAGTCTTTTAATACAAAAGGTTCATTGTTGACTTGTATGTTTTGTTCTTTGATTAAGTTCCAATTCATAGTGCCCAGATGTACTCAATGTTGTCGTGCAAGCATTCAAAGATAGTTCCGTCAATTGCCTGCATGGTGAGTTTTAATCCCTCACCACTTAGAATTTTGCCAGACTTGTAGTCGCAATCTTTGAGGATTGCGACACATCCGACATAACCATGAAACTCAGGCATCTTCTTCCTCCTCAGTGTTTACATCTGCATCAATTTTATCATAAAGTTCGATGAATGACTGCTTCGTTTCATCATCGAAACGATTCACACAAACCTTGATTGCCTTCATGCGATCACTCCAGATAGCGTATGCTCGCATGATGTGAACCAGGCGACGGGTAGAAATTACCTCATCGATACCACCATCCTTGAAAGTCTTACGGATGATGTCTGCCCAGTTAGCAAGATTGGTGCAGAACTCTTCATCGTGCTTACCAAGAGATGCAGCAACACGCAGAAGAATCTTAGTTTCGACAGCAGGAGTAGGATACTCTTGCTCAAAAGTCAGGGCGAAACGCTCAAGGAATGCCTCATTGAGAACATTGGTTCCAATAAAGCGACCGTCATCGCTGCCTTTACCCTTAGTATTTGCAGTTGCAATAACATTGAATCCACTAGCAGGTTGTACATATTTACCAATTTTCTTCAGGAAAAGACCCTTGCCTTCCAGAACAGACTGGAGACACAGGATTTTATTAGAGGCGAGATCCACTTCATCTAGAAGCAGCACAGCTCCCCTCTCAAGAGCTTCCACGACGGGTCCGTTATGCCAAACAGTGTTGCCATCAACAAGACGAAACCCACCAATAAGATCATCCTCGTCGGTTTCAATGGTAATGTTCACACGGATCAACTCCCTATTTAGAGCAGCACATGCTTGCTCAACAGAGAAAGTCTTACCGTTTCCTGACAGACCAGTGATGAAAGTCGGGTAGAAAATACCAGACTGAATGATCTTCTTTACATCAGAAAAGTTGCCAAAGGGAACATAATTGTCGTCTTTGTTAGGAACAAGGTTCTGCTGAATAGCAGGAGTGGCAGCAGGTGCTTGGAAAGTCTGCTCCAGTTTTTCAGCAACAGTCAGATTCCAAGTACCACGCTTGACATAGAAATCACGCAGACGCTTGGTAGCAGTAGCATAGGTGACACCGAAGTGGTCACAAGCAGAACGGACATTTTCAGCATTGATCTCAGGACCAAACTCATTAGTCAGGTACTCAGCGAGTTGGGCGGTAGTCAAATCAGAACGAGCAGGCATTGGTTGGTTGCGTATGAAGTAAGTATAGGGTGTGGATGGGGTCTCAGCGACCCCTAGTGGACAGTCTGTCAAGCGACATACTCAATGAAAGAACTAAGAAGTTTCTTGTTCGTGGACTTGCTACCGAGCATCTTCTTGAATGCCTTGGTAATCTCTCCCTTCTTAGCACCAGACTCTACATTGAAATCAGTGGTCTCATTCAGAGAGTGATTTGAGATAGCGTACAAGGCAGTGAAAGCAGCAGGATTAGGAATGATAGCAGACTTCTCTTTCTTCCACTGCTTTTGAACATCAGTATAAGAACTGTTATCACCATAACGAGAAACAAAACTGTTAAGTTGACTACCAGGAAGAATTCGGAAACCAAGAACATTCACATCAGGGTTACGATCACGCAGTTGTTGAATGAAAATGTTAGTCACATTCTCAGCATCAAACTGCTTGTAGGTAATACCAGTCTTGCGGTCACGAAGAGTTTGATACCAGTCAATGCGACGAGGGCGAACACTGTACTCATCTTTATGATCAAGATAGATCTCATGACCATAAGCAGCAGCATTACTTTCACCGTCAGACAGAACACAGACATTAACTTTCTGCAAGTCATTCTGTTTCTTGAACTGAGGAATGATGTAATTCAAAGTGACAATTGCTTCATTCAAAGGAGTTCCAGAAAGACCAACACCAAAAGTTGCTTGATAACCAGTGTAATGTTTGTAATAAGATGCTTCACGGAAAAGATTCTTGCACTGACGCTCATACTCACGAGCATTAGAACGAGAAGAAACAAAGTTCATCATGTGGAAATATTCCTTATTGATGTACACCATGTTCTTCTCAACGCCAGGATAATCATAATCCATGTAGTTGACTTCACCTGCCATTGCTCGCTTAGCAGCAACCCACTCATTAGTAAATGCATAAACCTCAAAAGGAATCTGCACTTTCTTACAGAAAGCAGTCAGGTTTAGAACTTGCTTGACAGTTGCAAGAATCTCATTGGACATTGAACCTGACCAGTCAAGAATGAAAAGAAGACCGTGGTTCTTACCATCAGGCAACACAGTTACTTTCTTGAAAATATCTTCGTTGTACTTGTAAGTGTGTAACTTAGCAGTATCAAGCACACCAGTCTTAGATTGACCTGCACGAGCGTAAGCGTCAGCAGACTTACGACACTCAAACTCTTTGACAAGATAGTTTACCTCCTTCTGAGATTGTTTACGGAACTCATAATACTGATTGTCAACATACTCATAAGTTTCTGGTTCTACAGCATTCTTGTCAATCCAGTCGTGCAGAGTAGTCCAGTCAACGATGATACTATCTAGGTCAATTGCTTCAGGAATCTCAACATAAATGGGATTGCGACCATAAGAAGATGACAATTTCTCAGAAGCACTATCAAATGCACTCTGGGTCTCAGAAGTTTCACCTCCAACAGAACCATCTTCTTCAATCTCTTCTTCCTCTTCTTCTTCCTCTACATCTTCAGTAGGACCAGCATTGTTGGTCCCAGTCTGAGGTTCTGGATTTGCTTGTCCCTCTGGAGATTGTTGCTGCTCAGATTGTTCGTCATCGTTACTTTCACTTTCACCCTGCTGAGAAGCGGAGGGAGGAATGTCTTCTACCTTCTCTTGCTTAGAAAACTCAAACACATCAACAGCAATCTGACAAACTTCCTCAAAAGTCTCTGCAACATCAGTGCGAGCAACGAACACCTGCTCCTCCACAGAGAAAGGAATAAACGCACTAGCACCAACTTTGAAGTGCAAGTTAATACGATCAATCAGACTAAGTTTTCCAAGGTCTTGATCTTTGATGTCAAAGAAATCAAGTTCATTCAGTTCCTTGTAACCACCAGCAAATGACTTACGAAGACCAGGGAACTTACGCTTCATCAGTTTCTCAATGCGAGCATCCTCAATGACATTCACAAAGTCCTTAGGGCAGTCAGCAACAGCAGTCCAGTCTTCGTTAGGAGTGAACAGGGCATGACCGACTTCGTGACCCACCAGCATATCGTAGACGATGCCAGATGCCTTGTCCCACATTGGCAGGGTAAGGACACGACGGTCAACATCAAAGGATGCTGTAGGAGTCTTACGGTGCTCTACGATAAGGTTCTCGGTAGCGAGCAGTCGTGCCAGGTTGCCTTTGATTTCTTGGGATTGCATCGGTCTCTTTTGCTGATGGAATCATCATACAAAAAAAGGATGGTCATCCGACCATCCCATGTGTCACTTCGTTGACTGTCTCGGTCATGACACTGTAGTTCTTGACCTTTTCAACTGTGATCGTTCTATCAAATTTATCGTCCAACCCTTGCTTATGACTGATGACAAACACTTTAGTGCTATCATCAAAGTTCCTAAGGATCCATCCTAGATCAGATGTACCTGACTGGTCAAGCGATCCGTCAAAGATTTCATCTAGGATCAGGAGGTTAGTATCCACAGAATTCTTAAGTTTAGCAATACTACGCCAAGTAAGCAGCAGAGCGATGTCAATACGAGCTTTCTCTCCTTCACTGAAACTATCATAAGAAAACACATCACGGTATCTAGATTTGATAATCTCCTCAAAGTTCTCGTTTAGTGTAAAGTTGACATAAAACTCCATCCTTTGTAGGAATTCGTTAATCAACTTGTTCATGGTAGGAAGATAGGTCTTAATGATCCTGGTCTTGATACCATTGTCTTTGAGGAGTTGACCTGCTGTCGTCAAGACATCTCGGTCCTGTTTCAGATTAGCATGTTGCCTAGACAAATCCTTCTTACTGTTTACAAGAGTTTGCAGTTTATCAAACTCTGCTTTTTTGTCAGGGTTTGCTCCCTCCAGTTCCTTAATCTCATCTTGCAATCCTTCGACTTGCTTTCGGATTGTCATCAACTGAAAGTTAGTCTGAGAAATCGTGGTGTTGATGTTGTTGACTTCAGTAGAAAGTTCAGTGAACTTATTGAACCGAACTTCTTCTTCACCAATAGCTTTGAGGATATCGTTATATCCTACTAGCATTTCATCCGTCTTATTCTTGCCTTGTTCAATCTTTTCGTTACGAAGTGTTTCAGAAAGTTCTTGTGTGCAGGTAGGACAGACATGATTTTTCTCAAAGAAGTCATGTTCTTTCTTACAACTATCTAACTTAGATTGAACTTTAATGAGAAAAGTGTTTAACTTCTTGATTTTTTCACTAGAAGTTTGATACTCTTTCATTTCTTCATTAAGTTTTCCGATTTGTTGTGTCAAAATGGACACATCTTCGGCACCTTGGAGTTCAGTTTTTTTATACTCTTTAACTTTTTCTTGCTTTCGATCGATCTCTTCCTGAGTTCTTTGCTGCAGAGATAGCATATGTTGCTTCTGCAAATCAATCTTGTCCTTAAGAAGATCAACTTGATAATCGATGTCGCGAAGTTCTTCGTTGTTCTCTCTCATCTTATCTTTAAGGAGAACATTCATCGTAGAGAACACTTGGATGTCCAAGATGTCTTCGATAATATCTCTACGCTGTGCGATAGGCAAACGCATGAAAGGGACAAAGGTAGAAGAACCAAGAACTACAATCTGTGTGAATGATTTGTAGTTCATCTTGAGGACATTCGCCTCAAAGTTCTTCTGCTGCTCTACTAGAGAACTCTCTTGGTTCCAAAGTTGTCCATTACAATAGATCTCAAACTTGTTTGGTTTAATACCACGAACTACTTTATACTCCTGCTTACCAATACGAAACTCAATCTCTACGAGACAATCTTTTTCGTTAATGCTATTAACCAGTGCTGGTTTGTTAATTTTACGAAACGGTTTTCCAAACAAAGAAAAAGTAAGAGCATCCAAAATGGTACTCTTACCTGCTCCGTTTGTACCGACGATCAAGTTTGTTCTTGCGTCTTCTAAATTAATTTCACTATACACATTACCCGTAGAGAGAAAATTCTTCCAACGGATTTTTTCAAAAACAATCATTCTTCAGGGTCGTCAGGTGGTATTAGTAAATCGTCAGGTGTGATAATTGTAAAAGGTTGTAGTCTCTCTTGACATGCTCCTATTATAACATGATCTTCCATCTCTACGACTTGCATTCTAGGATAATCATCCTCATAATGCAACATCTGTAAATATCTTTCAGCATCATCTTCTTCTTGGAAGATAGGAATGACACGCTCATCTGTCTCGTCGAACACGGAAAACACACCTTCAGGATGATCTTCTAGAGTGACGATGAACATTACGCGACTTGACAACTCTCAATATATAGTGTCCTCATCAAACCCTTGAGATCTGTTTTGTCTACGGCAATCTCTACCTCATCGATGTATTCATTGAGAAGTGTCATGGTGTCTTTGGTTTCGAGATCTACATCATCAACACCATCCACATCCACAAGTGTCTCTACAATTTTTACATCGTGAGCACCTACATTGTAAAGACGATCAACCAGTGTTTCAAACATCTGGTAGTCTTGCTTGTGGTCCACGATGATCTTAATGTACTTGTCTTGATAACTACGCACATCTTGTTTGTTGTAGTCCACACTGGAATCGTCATAAATGATTTTGTCGAAGATTTCAAACGGGTTCTTGATAAACTTAAGTTTGTCACTTTCAGTATCGTAGATATGGAATCCGCGAGTGTCCTTATAATCATTCCAGAACATCTGATAAGGGTTGCCTAAGTATTGCACATTACCATGCTTAGATTTGTGGTGGAAGTGTCCCGACCACACTCTTTTAAAGTTTTTAAAATCGGATACTTTAAAACCACCGTCAAACTTCATGCCAGGTGTGACTTCAAAACCATCACACTCAAGGTGACCACACATAATGTCTGCTTCACTATTAGCAATCAGTCTTAGGCATTCTTCTTTATTACCCGAATTAATCCAAGGCATCATCAAGAATACTTTCTTACCCATCAGAATTTCTTTGGGTTCAGAATAAACTTTAATGTTGTTATACTTCTCAAGTAGAAGTTCAGGTGAGTTAATCTTGTTTGTGTTCTTGTAATAAGTGCAATGATTACCAAGAATCATATGAACTTCATAATCTTTTAGTCGCTTGAAATAATTCTCATCAACACGGTTAAAAGTATTATAGTCCATAGACTTTCGATTATCGAAAGTATCACCCAAATCAAAGATGACCTTGACACCTTCTTTCTCAAGAGTTGGAAAAAAGATTTCATCGTAAAATTTCTGGAAGTAATTCCAGAATGCTAAATTTCCTTTGCGACCATCTAGGTGCTGGTCAGTAATGAGTGCAATTTTCATTGAGGTTTATGATCCTTCATTCCGTCATGGTTACCGTCACCTGGCAGTTTGCCATATGCTAGGTATTCTACCGCCTGAAGAGATCCTTGCAAGCGATCGAGATCTTTCTGAATTCTAAGATACTCACAATAAGCATCATACAACTCATCTGCCCTGTAGTTAAGTTGAGCAGTTCTTTTATTGAAACGCTCAATCAGTTGTTCATAGTTTTCAGTTGGTTTCATAGTTTACCTCCAACGACTCCATCAAATGGTTTGGATGTTCTTGCGTTTGCCCAGTTAGTAGCGACACCTTCCAGGTGGAATCCCGTTCCGTTAACGACAGTTTCTTTCGTAAGTCCTGTGATGAGCGCCTTACCATCCTTACTGTAGCTAGTCCACGTTCCAAAGCGTTTCTGTTCGACACGGAATTCTCCATAGGGGGTTGTGTACCATTCATGTTCAGCAATTTCAGGGTGTTCACTCATCGATTCATTCTCGTTTCAATATTTTCTTTAATGCTACCCATATCAGAATAGGATGCATTCATACCAGACATACTACCATCATATGTGTCAGTGTGCATAACTTCGTCATATCCTGATCGCTCTAGGATCTTTCCTTTGATCTCTAGTTGCTTCTTCTCTTTTTGAATGCGACGAAGGAAAGCGTAGTAAATGATTTGTGTGAAGTAGGCAAACGGGTTCTTTGATTTCTCTGGATCAAAGTTATCAATGTACTGTAGGCAGTTCTCAATACCATCACAGATCATGTCCTCACGGAACATGTAGTTGACAAAGTTTGGTTTGTAAGACAAGTGCGTAGCAATTTTGAGAAAGCATTCTCCTAGGTAATTAGTTACCCTTGGACGCGGTTTACCTGCTTCCTTAGCAGCAAGAACTTTCTGTCGATATTCTGTAATCGCAGCAAGGAACTCTTTATTGTTGACATAGTATTCTGTCTTTTTTCTTGTCATTACTGCGGTTACCATGGTTTTCTTACCATTATCATGTATCAATGATATCACGACATGGACTTTTTGTAAACCCTTGACAAATCCTCAGAAACTCAGTAGACTAACTCTGTCAGGGTTCAAGAGAAGTAGTAGCTATTAGCTTTTATTAAATATATCTTCTAAAGATTTCTTCTTCTCTTCTATAGAACCTAGGTATCCAGAATGCCTAGGTAATTTTTTGCCTTTTCCACTAGCGTAGTTTTTATGGAGAGCAATTTTTTTCAGAGTCTTTTCATAAAACTCTTGGATAGTCTCATCAATCTCAATAATTGTTAGACAATTACCTTTGTCAATAACAAACATTTCTTCAAACGACGCGCTAATCCATTCTTTTAAAGCAAATCCAGATACTTCAAACTGACCTTTTCTTTGCTTTGCCTCTTCAACCTGAAGAGGTTTTTCTAATAGGATTTTGTTTTCATCTGCTAGATAACAGATTTTAGAAACAATTTCTTCACCCGTTACTAATTTAATAGTCGCATAAAATTCTTCTTCCATATTTAATTTGCTCTAAGGTTTACTTTTATAACCTCATACTTAAAGTTCTCCTCATTATAAATGGTAACTCTTTCATTCAAATGTTTGAGTGTGTAATTTTGCCCGCCAATGTCATCGGCAATATCGTACAAGGTTGCGATTTCTTTGCCTTCGCCTTTCCTGAGCACTCTACCGATAGATTGAAGGTTGCGGATGCGCGACTTACTAGGGGACGCAAAGATAATGTTATGCAATCGTTTGATGTTGATACCAGTAGAGAAAGTTCCGTAAGATGCGATGATAACAGCGTTGTTTTCAGTCTCAGTAATCTGTCGAACTTCTTCTCTGTCTTCTACATCAGTACCACCATGAACAAAAAACAATTTCCGTTCGGGGTCTATGGTGCTATTTATCAATTCAAAAAGTGGTTCCCCATGCTTCTCGATGTAGTTAAATAATACAAGGGTGTTGCCCTCAATATCTTTGACTAGATTTTTGATGAGATTATTTCTACCACGATGCTCGACAAGGTATTCCATTTCATCATGATATGTGTCAAAATACTGAGGAGCATGTTTACAAAGTAGGACTTTAATCCTAAACTTACTGAGGTAACCTTCTTTAATTAGATCATCTGTTTTGGTTACTTGCTCACAATCACCAAACAAACCTTCTAGAACCCACTTATGAGTTTTGCTTCCGTCCAAAGTTCCAGTAAATCCAAAGCGATACTTTGCGTTATGCAACTTTGTCATGATTCCTGTGAGGGACTTCGACTTAAATAAGTGTGCCTCATCACCGATAACACAGTCAATGTCATCAAAGTATCTCTTGGGGAACTTGTAGATTGATTGCCAGGTTGAAATAATAATTGGTTTATCCGTATTTTTATCCTTGCCCGAATATATCTTATGCACATGGTCGTCCGCATTCCATCCGTAGTCATTAAAGTCATTGACCATCTGTTCTACCAGGGACGTAGTAGGGACGATGATGAGCGTCTTCTTGTGGGTAGCAGTATAGTATCTGACGAGGGAATAGATCATCAGAGACTTACCACTTCCCGTAGGAGAAAGTAAAAGTTTTCTATTATATTTTATAGCTTCGTAGACCGCACGGTACTGATAGTTGCGTGGAGTAATTCCCGTTCGGGTGATCTTGTCCATAAAAGTCTTGATGCCTGCAGGAGACACAAAGTCGTTAGTTTCTGCAACATCCCCATACCAATCATTTTTTTCATACTCAATCTGATACTGTCTTTCATCTGCCCATACCTGTAGGTGCTTCATCAGACCACCATAAAGTTCGCCTGTACCTGGGGAGTACAGACGAATTGTTCCATCCCAGTATTTGTATCTGGGATTCTTCTTTAGGAATTTTGCTTCAGGAACTTCAAAAGAAAAATAGTCCGAGAGTTCATGATGTACATGAGGTTCTGGAGACTGTACAGTCACATAAACTTCGTTTTTCTTTTTGATACTCAGAGTGGTCATCATTGTCCATTTACGAATTTCTCCCACTCAATGGCACTCTTG